GTTGAGCGTTTCAAAGGTTTGATTTTCCAAATCGAACGTGATGCTAACGTTATTGCAAAACAAACTCGTAGAGGTAAAGGTAACGTTCTTATCGTTTCTTCTGACGTAGCATCTGCAATGGCTATGGCTGGCGTTCTACAGTACACACCAGCACTACAAGCAGACCTACAAGTTGACGATACAGGCAATACATTTGCTGGTATGTTACATGGTCGTATCAAAGTGTACATCGACCCATACTTTGGTGGTTACACAAATAACCAAGAACTAGTAACTATCGGTTACAAAGGTTCTAGCCCATATGATGCAGGTTTGTTCTACTGCCCATACGTTCCTCTACAAATGGTTCGTGCAGTTGACCAGTTCACATTCCAACCAAAAATTGGTTTCAAAACTCGTTACGGCATGGTAGCAAACCCATTTGCACAAGGTCTAACAGTAGCCGCACCTAATGGCGCATTGACAGCACGTTCTAACGTGTACTATCGTATTTTCCAAGTCAAAAACTTGATGTAATCTACGATGAAAAAGCCACCACTAAGAGTGGCACTTTCGAAGGGGACTTAAAATGTCCCCTTTTTTTGGAACATACAATTGTCATTTTTTTGAAATAGTAGTAATTAATAAATAATAATGCATAAAATTTGAAGGGAGTGCCAAATGTCTTTAATCAACATATTAAAAGGAATTATACACATGTCAGACGATACAGTAGTTAATCAACCAGCGGTAGATGCCGCTTCCGCAGTAGTTTCTGCACCTGCAACAGCAACACCTGAAGAAACTCAGGCTGCCGTTGCTACAGTAGTTGCTACATCTCCAGCCGCCGCTGATCCAACAGCACAAGCAGTAGTTACTAATGTTGTTACTGCACAAGCAACAGCGCCAGCAGTTACAGACCCACAGGCTGCCGCAGTTGTTACAGCCGCAGTTGCCGCAGTTGCTTCTGCACCAGCAGATGTTGTTACTAATCCAGTTGCAATCACTCAAGCAGTTGTTGATGCAGTTGCCGCAGTACCAGCAGTTACAGATACAGCATCCGCAATTGAAGCATCACATGCAGTTGCCGCAGTAGTTGCAACAGCAACAAATGCACCAGTTTCTACAGATACTATTTCTGATTTGGCTGATGCAATTAGTTCTGATCCAGTTCCAACACCAGATACATCCAAAGAAGATGCAATTGCTCTATTACAACAAGCAATTGATATCCTAAGTGGTGATGACGATTCTGATGAGTAATTGATAGTAACCTAAGAAAGACCTCTTCGGAGGTCTTTTTTTTGGCGCATAAATAATGTACAAGGAGAACTGAATGACAGTATTAGACCGCACACCATCAAATACAGGCTACTTACAGCCAACGAAATATCAATTGGTATTTCCAAAGATGAACAATTTGACATTCTTTTGCCAGAATATTAATATTCCTGGTGTGAGTATTGGTACACTAGAACAAGCAACTCCTTTTCTAAACATCACAAGACCAGGTAATAAAATCTCATATGAAGATTTGACTATTACTTTTATTGTTGATGAATCATTGAACTCATGGCAAGAAGTTCATAATTGGATTCGTGGTATGGCAGACCCAAAATCTTTTCCAACAAGAGATCCAAAAACAAATTACTCTGATGCCATTCTTACAGTCTTTACCAACTTAAACAATCCACAATTATCATACCAGTTTGTAAACACATACCCATACAGTTTGAGTGGTTTAAATTTAGACACAACAGAATCAGCCGATAACATGATTACTGCAACGGCAACATTCAAATTTGATTATTACGATATCATAAAAGCCACTTGACATTAGTGCCAATTTGTGATACACTTTGAGTATATTAATGGAGTGATTATGGAAAACCTTGAACAAATATTGAAACATTGGGAAAAAGATTCAAATATGGATGGTACTGAACCATCTAAAGAGTTGTTGCGTATTCCTATTTTGCATAGCAAATATTTGAACATTCTAACTAAACATCGCATTGCTGTAAAGAAGGCAACCTTTGATTACCATCGTATGCGTAAATTGAAGTGGGAATACTACACAGGCAAAATGTCACAAGAAGATTTAGTAGAAAACGGTTGGGAGCCATTTCAATTTACTCTCAAATCAGACGTTACTACATACTTAGAAGCAGATTCAGATTTGATTAAGTTCTTAGAGAAGAAAGCATACCACGAAGAATCGGTTGCAGTTCTTGAGGCTATCATGGGTGAATTGAAAAGTAGAACATTTCAGTTGAGAGATTATATCTCGTGGGAGAAATTTGTTGCAGGAACTTGATGTCGTAATTACAAAAAAGAATGAAGCCTACATTAAAATTGATTGTGAAAAACATGTTGCGAAAGAACTATCAGAGTATTTCACGTTTTATGTTCCAGGTTATCAATTCGTTCCAGCATTCCGAAATAAAGTTTGGGATGGAAAAATTCGACTATTCGATTCTCGTTCATACGAAATAGCACACGGTCTACTTAGATATGTTGAAGAATTTTTCAAAGATAGAGGATACACATACGACTTTGGAAATCCAAGACCAGACTTAACAGAAGAATTCAGCGTATATCTTGCAAAGAAGTTTATTGAGCAACTCAATTTAAAAATTGAAGTTCGTGATTATCAAATTGATGCATTCGTACATGCAATCAGAAACAAAAGAGCATTACTGCTATCGCCTACCGCATCAGGTAAATCTTTAATCATCTACCTACTCGTAAGACAATTATTAGACTATCGTTGCAAAAAAGGTCTAATCATTGTACCAACAACATCATTGGTAGAACAATTATACTCCGACTTTTCAGATTATTCAAGTGAAGATACCTTTAAAACATATATGCACGTTCACCGCATTTATCAAGGTAAAGAAAAAGAAACTGATAAACCATTGGTAATTTCCACTTGGCAGTCTTTGTACAAAATGCCAAAAGAATATTTTGAACAATTTGATTTTATTATTGGTGACGAAGCACACTTGTTCAAAGCACAATCTTTGACAACCATTATGTCAAGTTGTACAAATACGCAGTATAGGATAGGATTAACAGGAACATTAGATGGCACAAAGACACACAAACTCGTTTTAGAAGGGTTGTTTGGTCCTGTGACACAAGTTACAACAACAAAAGAATTAATTGACCAGAAGCACCTTTCTGCCTTTCTGATTAAGTGTTTGATACTCAAGCATGATGACGAAATATGTAAAGAGATGAAAGGTAAAGAATACAAAGATGAGATTGATTACATAGTGCGTAATCCTGCAAGAAACAAGTTTATAAAAAACTTAGCATTATCTCTTGGTACAAATACATTAATTCTTTATCAATATGTTGACAAGCATGGTAAAATCCTGTATGATATAATTGCCAATGCCAAAAACATTAAGGATAGAAAAGTGTTTTTTGTCCATGGAGGAACGGAAACGGAAGACAGAGAAAACATTCGTAAGATAATGGAGATTGAAAACAATGCAATTGTCGTGGCTTCTTTTGGGACTTTTTCTACTGGTATTAATATTAAAAATTTACATAATATTATATTTGCATCGCCAAGTAAAAGTCGTATCAGAAATCTCCAGTCGATTGGAAGAGGACTTAGACAATCAGAAGGAAAAGAAACAGCAACACTATTCGACATAGCAGATGATATGCGAGTAGGTAAACATATGAATCATACATTAAGACATTTTGTGGAAAGAGCAAAGATATATAATGATGAGAAGTTCGAATACAAAATCTACAAAATAGGACTAAAAAATGCACCAACAAGAGATAAAGATAGTTCGATTTAAGTCTGGTGAAGACGTAGTAGCAGAACTTAGCAATGATAGACTTGGTCAAATTGTATTGCGTAATCCAATGGAAGTAAAAGTTATTGCAGATAATAGACAACAAAAAAATGTAGTATACATGCAACAATGGTTACCAATTACAATCATGGCTCAAAATGAAGCAAGAGTTTCAGAACATGACATATTGACCGTTATGCAACCGTCCGATGAGTTTGCAACTTATTATATGGAAATGATACAACAAGTAGATTCGTTGATTGAGGCAAGTAGTTTATCAGAAACGGATCCGGAAGAATTAATGGCAGAAGCACAATTTGCAAAAGAAATGAACATGATACATTGATATGGTTGATATGGGCGTAGTTAACAAAGAAACATCGGATAAAATTAATGAATTGTTTGGTTGTGTTACTGGTTTAGCAAACGCAGTCAATTTCATTGAATATACCAATTTGTATGATAAACCAATTGAAGATTGGGAAAAAGAATTCAAAAAGAAAAGATTTGCTGAAGGTATTCTTTGGTGGAGAGAAGTGAGAAACAAACGTGATTTTATTACTAAAATTGGAAATGTTGTTATGACAAATAAATTTAAGATAAGACATCCTATAGATGGTAGTTATCATTATGTTGAAACGCTTGAAGAAGCAAGACAATGTATACATGACATGGCTAACACCGTGTTTGAGTTTATAAAAATTGAAGGTGAAGCAGAGATAACAAACGATGTGGGTGGTGGCACCATGTGGACACCAATAGTGTATCAAATAAAAAATGATATTACTGTAACCATTCCTAATAAACCAAATCTATAAGTAATAGATACAATATTACTTTGCAGAGGGTACATACTCAATGTACTACAACGTCAAGAGGAAGTCAAGAGTAAATTATGGTAACAATGAAAACAAGTAAACATTATATTAACAATGCAGATTTTCTAAAAGCATTGGCAGACTACAAAGAGAACTGCAAGATAGCAAAAGCAGAGAACAAACCTAAACCAATTATACCTAATTATATTGGTGAATGTTTTATGAAGATTGCCGAAGGTCTATCGCACAAACCTAATTTCATTAACTACCCACACAGAGATGAAATGATTGGTGATGGTATTGAAAACTGTTTAATGTATTTTGAAAACTTTGATCCAGCCAAGTCTAGCAATCCATTTGCGTACTTCACACAAATTATCTATTATGCGTTTTTAAGACGTATTCAAAAAGAAAAAAAACAACTGTATGTTAAGTACAAGTCTACTGAGCAATTTGGTATACTTGATGAGCATGAGATGTATGAATCAGAAGATGGTACAACTCGTCAATTTGAAATGTACGATAACATTTCCGAATTCATTCAGACATACGAAGATTCTCGTAAGAAGAAAAAAGATGGCAACAAAAAGCCAAAAGGTATTGAATTGTTTATTGAGGAATAATTATGAAAATAGGATTTACTTGTTCGACATTTGATTTATTACATGCCGGGCACATCATGATGCTCAAAGAAGCAAAACAGCATTGCGATTATTTGATTGTTGGTCTTCAAACCGATCCATCACTAGACAGAGAATGGAAAAATAAACCGGTACAAACATTGTTTGAACGTTACATTCAATTAGAGGCATGTAAATATGTTGATGAAATTGTACCATATACTACCGAAAAAGAGTTGATGGACATCTTGCTTTCCTACCCAATTGATGTTAGAATCATTGGAGAGGAATATCGTGACAAACAATTTACTGGTCACGAATTATTGATGGCAATACATTTCAACAGCCGTAAACATAGTTTTTCTACTACCAATCTAAGAAAACTTGTGGCTGAAAGTGAAAAGAAAAAAGGTAAACATGAAGGTAGCGATAATAACTGACCAACATTTTGGTGCTCGTAATGATTCAGGACATTTTTTAGATTTTTATGAAAAGTTCTATAGAGATACTTTTTTTCCTGCCTTGCGGGACAATAAAATATCTACTGTACTCATACTTGGTGATACATTTGATAGACGCAAGTATGTAAACTTTTATTCACTTAAAAGAACAAAACAAATGTTCTTTGACCCGTTACATGACATTGGTCTTCAAGTTTATATGTTAGCCGGCAATCACGATACATATTTTAAAAATACCAATGAAGTGAATTCTATTGATTTGTTGTTGCAAGAATATGATAACATCACAGTTATTGATTCACCTCAAACAATTCATTTAGACTACAAAGACACAACTGCTGATGTCTTGATGATGCCATGGATTTGTCCAGATAATTATGAACAGTCAATGGAAGAAATCAAAAATAGTTCTGCAACTATTTGTATGGGGCATTTTGAAATCGAAGGTTTCGCAATGCATCGTGGTATGCCAAGTCAAGAAGGATTGAGCCGTGAACTATTCAGAAAATTTGAATTCACTTTTAGTGGTCACTACCATCACCGCTCTACTGCTGATGGAATCTACTACCTTGGTAATCCATATGAACTTACATGGCAAGACTACAATGATACTCGTGGTTTCCATTTGTTTGATTTGGATACTCGCAGTCTTGAGTTTGTTCCTAATCCAAACGTAATGTTTTATCGCATCACATATGATGATAAGACAGAATCAATTACTGAAATCAGTAAAAAAGATTTGAGCCTATATACAGATAAGTATGTTAAAGTTGTTGTGGTGAATAAAACCAATCCATTTCTATTTGATACATTTATGGCAAATCTATACAATGTCAATCCTATTGATGTTACCATTGCCGAAGATGTTGCAGAGTTGACAGAAGAAACAGAAAATGATATCATCAATGAGGCAGAAGACACAATGACAATTTTGCGTAAGTACACGGATTCCGTTAGACCAGAAAACATTGATTCTACCAAAATTCATAACATTATGCAAGAACTTTATGTTGAGGCATTAAACAGCGAGAGCGAATGATTATATTTGAAAAATGTCGATGGAAGAATTTTCTTTCCACCGGCAACTACTTTATTGATATCAATTTTACAAAGTCACCAAACACACTTATTGTTGGTCAAAATGGTGCAGGTAAGTCTACAGTACTTGATGCACTATGCTTTGCCTTGTTTGGTAAACCATTCCGTAAAATTAATAAACCACAACTTCTAAACTCCATCAATCAAAAAGATGCAGTAGTAGAAGTTGAGTTTACTATTGGCACAAAGAAATATAAAATCATTCGTGGTATCAAACCAAACATATTTGAGATTTATTGTAATGGTACTTTAGTCAATCAAGATGCAAAGATGAAAGACTATCAAGAACATCTTGAACGTTTGATTCTTAAACTCAATTACAAGTCATTCACACAGATTGTTATTCTAGGTTCTGCATCGTTTGTACCATTCATGCAGTTGTCTGCTGGTGACCGCAGAGCAATCATCGAAGACTTGCTTGATATTCAAATCTTTTCTACCATGAATGGTCTTGTTAAATCAAAACTATCAGAGTTGAAAGAAACTGGTTCAAAAATTAAATATGACATGGAACTGACTGGCGAAAAGATTCAGTTACAAAAGCAGAACATCGAAGAACACAAAAAACATAATGATGAGGAAGTTAAACGGAAAGAAGAAGAAGTCCAACATTCTTTAGCACAATCAAAACAGTTGAACTCCGACATTGAGTTAATTCAGAAACACATTGAAGTATTGAATAAAAAAATTGTTGACCAATCCAATATCCAAGTCAAGAGTGCCAAATTACTTCAACTTGAAAGTAAACTCGAAGCGAAGGTTAAAAAAATAGAAAAGGAGATTACCTTTTATGAAGAAAACCACGACTGCCCAACCTGCAAACAAAGTATCGCTGACACATTCAGACGTAGCCAACTTGATAGAGGGAATAAAACAAAGAGAGAAATTGGAGTTGGAATCAAGGATATCGAAACTCAAATCGAAAAAACAAATGCAAGGCTCGAAGAAATCCAAAAAGTAATCAAGCATATACAAGCACACAATAACGAAATTGTTAAACACAATTCAACCATTAGTGCAATCAATACCTATATAGGTAAGTTACAGCAAGAGATTAAAGATTTATCAGACCGTAAACATTCATTAGAACATGATAATGACAAATTGAAAGAACTGAAAAAACATCTTGGTGAATTGGTAAAGGAACAAGAAAAAGTATCCATTGAAAAACACTATTATGATTTTGCATCAACTTTGTTGAAAGATACTGGCATTAAGACGAAGATTATCAAACAGTATTTGCCAGTGATGAACAAGTTGATTAATAAGTACTTGGTTTCCATGGACTTTTTTGCTAACTTCAATATGAATGAAAATTTTGAAGAAGTCATTAAGAGCCGACACAGAGATGAATTCAGTTATGCATCATTCTCTGAAGGTGAAAAAATGCGTATCGATTTAGCCTTGTTGTTTACATGGCGACAAATTGCTAAGTTGAAGAACTCTACAAATACCAATCTATTGATTTTAGATGAAGTATTTGATAGCAGTTTAGATGCAGTAGGCACAGATGAGTTTTTGAAACTATTGCAGAGTTTGGATAAAGACACTAATGTGTTTGTTATCTCACATAAAGGTGACTTACTATTCGATAAGTTTAGGTCAGTCATTAAGTTCGGTAAGAAAAATAACTTTTCAAGGATAGAAAAATGAGTGAAATGATTACAATCAACACAGATAACGTAATGAATGAACCTATTCAGGTTCGTCAAGATTTTACAATTATGGACTTAGTACCATCAAATGCAGATGTACTTAAACAAATCTTACCTGAGTTTGATTTTACAAATCCACCAGTTGACCCTACAAAGTTAGCAAGTGATTTGGTTGAAACATGCAAGAAAAACAATGGTCTTGGTTTGTCTGCAAATCAAGTAGGATTACCATATCGAGTATTTGTTGCTGGTCATGGTGATAGTTTTGTTGCATTCTTTAATCCAAAAATTATCTCATACTCAGATAATGTGGTGAACATGCAAGAAGGTTGTTTATCTTTCCCTGCATTATTCCTAAATATCAAGAGAGCAGATGCAATTGAAGTTGAGTACCAAGATTATATGGGTATTAAAAAGACTTCAAAGTTTACTGGCATAACTGCTCGTGTTTTCCAACATGAACTTGACCACATGAATGGAATTGTGTATACTTCTAAGGTAGGCAAGTTATCTTTAGAGATGGCGACTAAAAGGAAAAAGAAACATGAAAGAATGGCAACACGGCTTGCAGATAGAATACTTAAAGACAGTAGAAGACAGGTTCACAGAGTATAACAAGTATTCATCATCGCCTTTTTCAAAATATAAAAAGAATGATGTAGCAAGAGATTTGCATGAAGGTACTTTGAGCCTATCGGATACAGGTGCTCATGTTCTTACTAGGTCAAAAGCAAAGTCACCAATTACATTGTATCAAAATGTTGAAATTGGTTATAAACTACCAGGTGACTGTACAATTAGTAAGTTGATTGGTACTGATGTTTATAAAGATAGTATTCTACAAAACGCAGTACAAAAAACTTGGTTCTATTGTTGGGCTGAAGATAAAACAACTCGTGCAATTGCAGATAAACATTTTGATTATGTAGGAAGTAAGATTACTACATTTGGTGAAGTCATTGCTATTTACTTTAAAGGCGTAAGAAATCATCCGTTTTTGGATCCTGTAGAAAAACTGACATTGAAAAAACTTGGTTATTGTGATATTCAGTTGATAGAAAAAATTCACGAAAAGTTAAAAGCGTTAGATTTGAATTTTAAGAATCACTATAGCAATTACAACAAGAAACAATCTTGGTCTGCCATTTCATTGCGTGGATATTATCCAGATATTACTCGTATTGAAAAACCGATTGAAATGAGTAAGAAATGGAAAGAAGAACACAAAGACGAAGTTGCTGAAATACAAGATACAGAATTGCGTAAAGAGTTTCCTGAAGTGGATAAGTTGTTAGAAGATTTTGATGGTAGATTCCATCGGATTAGATTTATGCGACTTGCACCAGGTGGTGGAGAACTAGAACGACACACAGACCAAGTTGATCCAGATTCAGGTGGTGACATAGGTAAGTTGGCTCGTATCCATTTCCCAATCAAAACTAATCCACATGTCATGTTCACCACTTGGGACTTGCAAGGTGATGAAAATTGTGTTAATATGAGTGAAGGTGAATTTTGGTTCTTAGATACCCGCAAACCACACAGAGCAATTAATGGTGGTACCGAAGAACGAATTCACCTCGTTATTGATGTTGAAGTGACTGATAAAATTAAAGGTATATTATTAAATGGCTAAATGGTTCTACGAAAAAAACAGAGAGTTGTTGAACTCACCTGTTAACAAAAAATTCGAAGAAGTGCTATGGATGACCAAAGATGAATTTCGTCAATGGGTCATCGACTTGCGTAGCACCGTTGTTGACCTTTGGGACAACAAGAATTTACCACCTCGTGTAGGCTTTACAGAAGATGAAATCATTGAACAATTTGAGAGAATGGAATCTTTTCCTGTTCATGAGTTTGAAACTGTCGATGAATTGACTGGTGAAAAAGATGTTATTCGAAACAATAGCATTGTTGGTAATGCAGTCAATCAATGGTTTCCAACTATGATGAAGACCCGCATTAACTACACAAAGAATGATGATGGTAAATCAATTTATGATTTTTTTGCAAAGGATGAACTTCTTGATACCTTTACCACTTATGCTACTCGTCACTTTAAACGTGATTCTTTCTATCATTATTCTAATCCCGTCAAAGTATCTAATAAAGATGATTATGGTAATCTTCCGGTAACTGCATTTGCTGTAGAATGGATTAAACAATTTGAATCAGATTTTCGCAATCGTGGTGAATATGACTACTGGTTGAATCCTATCAAAGTTGATGGTAAAGGTTATACTGGTTATAATGAAGAATTGAAAAAACAATCTTATCTGATTCTCACAAAGGCAGATATTGAAAGCCTAAATATACCTGAGAAGTGTAAAACAAATGTTGACTTTGAGAAATCTGAATTCTATCACATTCGACCATTTACATTTGGTCAGAAGTTATTTCCTGTTGGGTTAAAAGCATTCAGAGTTTCATTCTGTCAATATGCTGTTAACTTTCCACCATTAACTGCAAAGTACCTTTATGAAAAATATACTGAACACCTTATTGGACAAGATACTATTCGCATTTACGACCCTTCTAGCGGGTGGGGTGGTCGCCTTCTTGGTGCTATGTCTATCAGCGATAACCGTCATGTGGTTTATATTGGTACTGATCCTAACACCGACCATACTACTAGCAAAGGTCGTACAAAGTATCACGAAATCGCTGACTTCTACCGACAAAATATACATAAAGGTGGGCTTTGGTCCGATGATTACTCTCACACGAGAACAGAAATCTTCCAACTCGGCTCCGAAGTTATAGGCAATGACCCAAACTTTAAAAAACACAAAGGCAAGTTGGATTTGGTATTTACATCACCACCTTACTTTGCTAAAGAAGCATATTCAGAAGACCCTGAGCAATCATATAAGAAGTTTGGTCAATATTCGGCTTGGGTTGAAGGATTCCTTCGCCCTACTTTGGAAACTGCCGTTGAATACTTACGGAGTGACCGTTACCTTCTTTGGAACATTGCTGATGCAGTCTTTGGTGGTGATATGCTACCTCTTGAAGAAGATAGCAGAAAAATTCTAGAATCTCTCGGTATGGAATATCGTGGGAAACTAAAAATGGCTCTAGCACATATGCCTGGTGGAAACCGCATCGATGAGGAGACCGGATTACCTAAAGCAAAAAACTTTTGCAAAGTATCTGGTATGTGGTTGAAGTACGAACCTATATTTGTTTTTTATAAACCGTAAGTTCACCACTAAAAGTGTTGCATTGTGACATATATAATGTTATGATGTGAATTCGCTTTTGCGAAATTTGTTAATTTTATTATTAGGAGTTTATTATGGCAAAACTATCAGCCAAGCAAAAAATGTTGAACGCACTTCAAAAGACTGAAGGCTACAACACATTCACAGTAGCCCAAGCACAACGCCGTTTTGGTGTTAAAAATGTTTCTCAACGCATTGAGGAATTGCGTAAAGAAGGTTACTGCATTTACACCAACAAGAAAGAAGTTAACGGCAAGACTGTTGCATCTTATCGCCTTGGTACTCCAACTAAAGCACTTGTTAGAACTGCTATTCAAGCAGGATACACTTTTGCTTAATTAGCACGATAGGAGAACTGTCTTCGGATGGTTCTCCTTTTTTTATTATTACGGAGAACAAATGGAAATCCAAATCTCAAAAGAAGAACTGTCAAAAAAGAGCCTGTTTGTTGCTACACCAATGTATGGTGGCATGAATCATGGTCTTTACATGAAAGCATGTCTTGATTTACAAGGCTTATTAATGCAATACGGCATTGCAGTCAAGTTTTCATTTCTGTTCAACGAATCACTAATTACTCGTGCAAGAAATTATCTTGTAGATGAATTCTTGAATCGTTCAGACTGCACACATATGTTGTTTATCGATTCTGATCTTAACTTCAACCCACAAGATGTTGTTGCACTATTAGCACTTGATAAAGATATTTCTGGTGGACCATATCCTAAGAAAGCAATCAAGTGGAAGTCTGTTAAAACAGCAATCATGAAGAACCCAAACTTAGAACCACAAATGCTTGAGCGTGTTGTTGGTGACTATGTTTTTAATCCTGTTAAAGGTACTGCACAATTCAATATTACAGAACCACTCGAAGTATTAGAGATTGGTACTGGCTTCATGATGATTAAACGTGAAGTGTTTAAGAAGTATGAAGAAGCATATCCTGAATATCGCTACAAACCTGACCATGTTGGTCAAGCACACTTTGATGGTACTCGTTACATTCATGCATTTTTTGATACCATCATCGATAAAGATTCTGAGCGTTATCTATCAGAAGATTATATGTTCTGCCAATGGGCAAGAAAAATTGGTATTCAAATTTGGTTGTGTCCATGGATGAAGACTGAACACATCGGTACATATCACTTCAAAGGAGATATGCCATCTGTTGCTAACTTTGTAGGAGAAATGTAATGATTGTAGGATTCGTTGGTTACATCGGCTCAGGTAAAGGTACTGCCGGTGATATTCTGAAAGAATGGAATTTTAAACCTTTAAGTTTTGCTGGACTAGTAAAAGATGTTGCATCAGTAATGTTTAACTGGCCTCGTCATTTACTTGAAGGTGATACTGACGAATCTCGTGCATTTCGAGAAACAGAAGATGCTTATTGGACAAAGAAAATGGGTAGACCATTTACACCAAGAGAAGCGTTACAAAAAGTTGGAACAGAATGCGGCCGTGATGTGTTTCACAAAGACTTTTGGGTTCT